CCTCAAGCAATTCAAACCTTTGTGCTACCATTTCTTCTTTTGTCAGTCCAAAGTAAGACTGTATTATTCTTAATTTTATTCGTGCAGCAGGTTCTTCGTTTGCCCAGTAAACAACATGAAACCCTTGTCTTATGTAAGATGATGCAAGAAAGCAACAAAATGTTGTCTTACCCACTTCAGGTCTTGCAAACAAGATACCTAAATTGCCACGATCTAAACCCTTGATGTTCTCATTTATTAAGTTGAATGTGAATGGAAAATCATTGTCGCCTGCCACTTCTGTCAGCAGTTCGTTTAGATCTTTGTCAACCACAGTGTAAGTTGTCTTGTCACCTATCCTGCCGTCATCTACACTTTCGATCAGCTTCTTTAACTCACCGAACTCATCACTGTCACCAGTGAATATGTCTAAGGCTTTCTCACCTATCTGTCTAGCTTTGTCACGTAACCACAGATTGTTTACAATGTCAGTGTGTAACTCATCACTTTCTTTTGGTGCAACGAGTTGTTCAACCATCTCTTGCACACGCTTCCTAGATGAGTCAGGTAATGCAGGGTTACGATCATTAAATATTGTTGATAGTTCACTTACAGATAAACTACGATTGTACTTCGTGTGTGAATAGACTATCGTGTCAAATATATCTTTTAGTTCATTGTCGAACATAGTCCGATCAATTTTATTTTTTACTTTGTTGAAGAAGTCAACGTTGAGACAGAAACCTAATACTTGTCTGTCAATCGATATAACGCCTGATGAACTCATTTCTTTCCCCTCTTTCCATATCTTTAAAATCCTTGTTTAAAACAATTAATTTAGTTGGAACATAGTTCCGTAGTTTTCTCATCATAATGTATGCCTTAGATGTTGCATCTTTGTCAAGTGCTACAAATACTTTTTTGTATTTTTTTATTATGTCAACGTGTTCATCTAGTAATGTCGTTCCCATTAGTGCCACGCCAGTTGTCACATCGGAAACTGAACAGGCTGAAGGGCAATCTTCCACAACCACACAGTTGTCAGTATTACCACACACAAAAGGATATTTGCTAATGCCATATCTTCTCCATTTTGGTTTGCGACCATTCAGGCTACGACCAGTTCCATCGACTATCTTGTTATCTGCTTTGACCAGATAAACTACTCTGTCTTGTTGGAAGTCATATCTAATGTCGACTAGTCCATTCAGGTAAGCATCATACGATCCCACCTTTCTTATGTATGCTTCAGCTTCTTTGCTACGTGACAGCGATACCAGTGTATCAGGAACAACAAAATCAGCGTTGTCTGTCTGTTTTGTCACTCGCTCCTTAAATGCAACCTTTGAGTTCTCTTTTGTCAGTTGCACTCCAGTAGAACCCTTTGTGTGGCAATCAGCATGAAAGCAATAGTACAATCTTTCAAATCCAGTATCTGTTACACTAAAGGTGTTATGCCTATAACAAACAGGGCAATCACCCCTAAAACGCCCATAAGATACAACATGTAAATTTCCCACATATTTTTTTACCCATTCCATTTTGTCACAATTATATTAGCACAAATATATTGTCAAACAAAAAAATAATTTGACGTAATTTTAAATCCGTGATATGTGTGTGAAACCCTTTGGGAGAATACACACTATGGCTAGACCAAACAAACTATTTAAAGAAACAATGTCATACAATTTGACGATAGAAAAAAAAGATTACGAGGAGCTAAAAAACTTCTCGACAAAAGAATCTGACACGTTTAATATGCAAGTGAGTATTGCAGATCTTATTCGTACATCTGTCAAACTTTACATAGAGGATTTACGTAAAGAATATGAAAGAAAAGAAAGAGACAAAAACTGACATAACACAACGTAGCGATGGTATGTGGATTGTCGATGCGAAATTGTCAGCAGTAAGAATAGGATTACAAGATAAAGAATTTGTCAAGCGAGGACACAATCTAGATTACAGACTATGGATTACGTGTTTTGTCGCTAAGTCAAAAAAGGCTTGTGTTGATTGGCAAAGAAACAACATGGATTACCTAGATAGGTTAAGTCAAAAGTATTCTGTGAATGTCAAGCAATATAAGCAAAGCATCGGTTAGTTTTTTCCTTTCGATTAACTGGTGCTTTGAAAGCTATGTTTTCTCCTTAATGCTAGAGGGGAGTGACCGTAAAAAGTCACTCCTCTTTTTTTTGTTGACAGATGTTTTTAGTTAGTTGTATAAGTTACCCTGAGTTAACAGAAAGGAAATAGTATGAATTGGCTTAATTTATGTAGTGGTGGCGAGATAGGTCGCCAAGCAGTAAAGGAACTAGGACTACCAGTAGACAGATGGTATAGTTCTGAAATAGATAAGTTTGCTATCAAGGTAGCTAAAGATAATCATGATGATGTAATCCATATAGGTGACATACGTGGTGTGCTAGATAATATTGTCAGCTTAAAAAGTATTGACGTTATTTTATGTGGATCACCTTGTCAGGGATTTTCTGTAGCAGGCAAAGGTTTGAACTTTGAACACCCTCAATCGAAGTTGTTCTTTGAATTTGTCAACATATACAAAACAATCTATCAGGCTAATCCAAATGTAAAACTGTTGTTTGAAAATGTCAGGATGAAAAAAGAATGGCAAGAGATTATTGTCAGCACATTACAAGAGATAAACCCAAAGTTAAAATTGTACATAATCAATTCATCTATTGTGTCTGCACAGAATAGAGTACGTATGTACATAACTGATTTTGAATTTGTCATACCTGAAGATAGAGGTATTAAGTTAAAAGACATAATCGAGTGTGGTTGTGTGGACAGAGAAAAATCATACTGTTTAGATGCTAATTATTGGAAAGGTGGTAACTTGCGAACTTACTTCGAGAAGTCACGTAGACAGTTGGTATTCAAAGATGGTTGTCAGCAAGTTGGAGTAGCTGATCTGAATGGACATGATATACTAAAGCGTGTCTATTCTGTCGAGGGAAAGTCACCTACATTGAATACTTGTGGTGGTGGCAATCGTGAACCCAAAATACTTTGCAAGTCTGCTTCTGTAAAAGGTAGACGTATTGATCAAGATGGAATACGAAAGGACAACGACAAGTCTATTCCACTTGTACAAACACTTGAAGTCTACGATAATGATAAGTCACGGTGTCTATCTACAGTAGACAAAGATGCAGTAGTTTCGCCACTACCAGTTGGTCGCTATCCACACGCTTATACAGATAGTGCTTTACAATGGCGTAAACTTACTGTAAGGGAATGTTGTAGGTTACAAACGTTACCTGATGATTATTGTAAATCTGTAAGTAATAGTCAGGGTTACAAGATACTTGGGAACGGTTGGACTAACGAAGTCATTAAGTTTATATTGAAAGGAAAAAGCTAATGAAAGTAAGTAAATTAATTCATGATTTAGAAAGAGAGCTAACTGATATACGTCAGGCTAATCTCAAGCTAAGTAAAGCTAATGAAATATTTAGACAAGAGAACATTGATTTAAGAAGAAATCAAGATCAGGATAGCTTAAATAGAGAGATTACAGATCTGAGAAGAGAGATCACTACACATAGGGCATCTAGTTTAGATAATGCAAAACTAATTGATGATATGAAAAAGAAGTACAAAGATCTGAAAGATGAAACTCGTAAAGAGAAAGATGATCTTGTCAAAGAGAACAAACGTTTGTATCAAGCTTGTCATTATAATGAAGTCATCAAGTTACGTAAAGAGAACGTCAGGCTTGTCGCCCAGTTAGAAAACGATGAACATAACGTTGGGCATCTAGACGAAAAGATGAAGAGGTTAGACTATCTAGAAAAGGTATTTGCTTCTAATCGGTATGTCTTTACTGATATACCTAACACACCTGAGAACTTGAAGATGGTCAAGATGATGAAGAAGTATGTCAACAAAAGAAGATACAATCTAAGATGGCGTGGTCAATATCTTGTCGAGGGAGAAAATTGGAAACAGTATACGTATGGACAACCATTGTCAAAGTCCAAATGTATTCGTGTCTACATAGATAGCTTAACTCATGCAATTGATACAGTTGAAGGATTTAACAGATCTGAAGTCGGTGTAATTAGTGAGGGTTTGTCTTTGCTCATTGATTTATGTCAGGAGAACATTAGATGTTGGGAAGATGGACAACCTAATGAGGATGTCGATCACGAAAAGAGAACTTTAGAAATCTCAAAGCAGTTACTTTCTTATTTTGAATCTATGCGATTACATCTTGAGAACTCTGCTTCAACACCTATCAAAGATCTTGTCAATATTGTCATCCCTAAAGGAGATAAAAAATGTCACACCCAATGAATGACAAAGTGTTCGACTTTATAAACGACAGATGGTTTGAAATGAGTGTAGATGATTTCAAAGATTGGCTAAAGACACATAGAGAAACTGATATGGTTGCAAAAGTTGTCCACGATAATCTAGATAGTTTAGAAGAGAAGTGGAAACAAGAAAAGCTTGACAGTTATCCATACGTTTAGTAACACTCTACCTGAACAGACAGAAAAGGAGAAATCATGTCTAATACAGATAGAATAAGAGCTTACTACAATCTACATCGAAAGTGCTTCTCTGTACAAGATTACCAAACTGGATTGGTTATTGAACATACTGATAAGTTGTTTGTAACCAATGCCATGTTTGTTGTCAGGAAGTCAGGCAACGAAAGAGTAAAGCAAGAGGGCAAGAAGAATGTCCACGCTTTTGTCAACGGTATTCGTTCCGAACTTAAACAAGGTATGATGCCTGAATTTGCATCTTATAAAGTTCGGTATGATCCATACACAATGGATTATTTTCATTATAGAAGAATTGTCAACGGTAACGCTGAATGGCTACCAGTTGATAGACATTGGATAGGTAATGTCTATCTGTACATAAGTAGAGGTAAGCCACACATTTACGCAGATATAGATAAATTGTCAGGCGAAAAGTTGTCAGCTTCTGCTTCAAACGGTGAACCTATTCATGTAATCAAAGATGAAACTTGCATAAAAAGATATTATGATGGTGGTGGATTTTCAATCGAGTTTTTGAGGAAGAAACAAAGACAGATAGAAAATAAAAAGAAACTTCTTGCTATTTAATCTAGATAGTTTAGAAGATTAATTAAGTTCAATTTAAATAGATAAAGAAAGGAAACTTAAATGAACTATATTGAAAAACCTTTTGATAACTTCAATAGTGAAGTTAAAACTCATAAAGATTATACTGATGTTAGTTTTTATGAAACATTTTCCAAAATAAAAAAGGTGGAATTAGATGCACTAATCCCAGTTCCTAATGATGATCCTGATTATGGTGTAGTAACTACGCCTGACAGATTGCATGGTTATTTTGGTTTATATAATTCTAGTTTAGATAAGTTACTTGAAACTCGACCAGTTTCAAGCACTTATAAATTAGTTCCACATCATGAATTATTTCATGAACAAGCTAAGATACTTGGTCAATCTGATTTACCACTTGAGAATATTACAGTAAAGGATCAGCTTTATAAAGGTGGATTACAAGCTCATCGAACTATATTTTTTCATGATCTTGAAACTACAGTATCCAATAATAAAGATAAGGTTTTATCTAGAATAGATATCTTTAATAGTTGTGATATGTCTTGGAGCTTCCAAGTTTTTTCAGGTGCGTATCGTGATCTATGTAGAAATACTTTAGTTTTTGGTGGTCAAAAAGCTTACCATCAACAAGCTAAGCACACTCGCAATTTATCTACTACTGCTCTTATGACTAAGGCAAGTATTGGTTTAGAATTTTGGAATAATCAAAAAGATACTATGCTAAATTGGAGAGCTAAAGATATGAGTTTGGAACAGTTTGGACAGATTTTAAAACAGACTATTTGTAAAAAGAAAAGTAAATCTGCAGAACTTAATTTAACTAATCCAGTTAATGAAACTAAGCTTAATTATTTATTGGATAGGTTCGAGAAAGAAACACCTGATTTAGGAAAAACTATGTGGGCAGGATATAATGCTCTTACTCACTGGGCAACTCATACTGATGAAACTATTGAAAAAGAAATTGATAATAAGTTAGTCAAGATTAGATCAGGTAAATCTACTGCTGATAAACCAAGCGTTCAAAGAACTAGGAATGATGAAGTAAGAACAGTCATTGAATGTGATGCTTGGAAAGAACTGGAGATTGCTTAATTGACTGATTTAATTGCAACCATTTACAAGGTAGTCATGATCATTTTTTTGATCATGATTATCTCATTAATTTTAGGATAAGGGGAACTTATATGAAAGATAATCATGTAGATAAATCACAAATTAAAGTTTGTGTTATTTGTGCAGAAACTATTAAACCAAAGTTTCTTGGTTTGGATAATGACGGCAATAAACATTATTGGTATCATGGTAACAATGCTCAGCCAGTCGCTGACGGTGTTTGTTGTGATCATTGTAATAAGACTGTTGTTATACCTGAGCGAATGACTAACATTCTTATGTCAAGAAACTTAGATAGTTTTAATAAATTAATATAGAAAGGAAAATTATGAAAACATTAACAGAAATTGATACTACTATTGATGCTCTTAAAGAAGTGTCAAGTAATGCTCTTCTTAAACATGGCTTTAGTAGAAGTCGTCAAAGGATATTTGATTTGTCAAAGTCACTAGATCAAAGTTGGCAAAATTATAAAGTCATTCACGGCAAGACATATTACAAAGAACTTTGTCTGTTTGTCATTTGTCGGTCATCAAATGGCTTACGCTATCACACCATAGCAAGACGGTCAGGTATTCAAAGATTATTAGTTCATGATTGTTTAACTGAATTAATAAGAGAGCAATTAATATATAAAAAATTAATTGGAAAAAACCTTTTATACTGTGCAAAAAAATAACTTGCATTAAATAAAAAAATAAATTTATAATTAGGCTAGGTTAGAAATTAATCTAGCCTTTTTTAATATGAAAGGAAATCCAAAAATGGAAACAAGAACATATTTAATAAATACTTTATGGGATTATTCCAAAAAAGAACTCATACAAGTAAACGGTAATGAAGTAACTATTCAATTTAAAGTTATGGATAAATACACAATGATTGAAATTATTGGTATTAAAAAAAGTATTGGTAAACAATTTACTTTTCAAATTATATGCCATAAAGACCAAAACATAACTATACTTGAAAATAAAAATGATCAAGTTGAATTTGAAAAACAACCTATTAATTCAAATGTTGATAGGGTGCATTTTAACCAATCATTTGATCCAACTTCAACGTTTGGTTTGCATGGTCAACTAGAATTATTTGATGAGGAATTAAACTAATGGCTTATTATTTTAGTTGTAATGAATGTAATACTACTAATTTATTTGATAATGGTAGTGTAACAAAATTAGATCCAATCAAAGAATATCATTTAATCAAAGGTGTTTCAGGTGGTGCAATTAATGTTAAAGAAAAGGAAAGCGTTATTTGTGCTTCTTGCATATCTAAAAAAATAAGATTAAAAGGTAATTATATAATTATATGAAAGGTATTTAAAATGCGTAATAACTTTAGTAATTTAATTCCAATTTCTGTAATAACTACAATAGCTATTTGCATAGCATTATTAAAAAATATGATTGTAGATATGAACGAATATTTTGGATATCGTGATATATTAATTTTTATGGTTGTACAATTTGTGCTTACTTTTAATATATATTTAACAATCGTACTAAATAGGAAAGGAAGATAAACAATGAGTTTAGTTTATGAAAATATGCCAAGTAGAGAAAAGAAGTTAAAAGGTATTGCAAAAGTAAATAACTTCTTATCTCCGAGATCTAACAAGCCAGTTGCAAACCAATTTAAAATTGTAATGCAAAACGGTTTAGAAGTATTTCAAAGTTATGAAACAATCATTGTTTTAAAAGATAAAAAGAACAATGAAATATATTTAGATCGTGATGCTTGGGATTATTCCAATACAACTTCAAGATATAGAAAGCTATATTTAAATGAAGATACCAAAACAACAAAAGAAAAGATTAAAAAAGGTATTTACATTCTTGAAGACTTGAATTAATAATAAATCTCCTCCATGTTAAAACGCCTTAGATTAGTTTCTAGGGCGTTTTTCTTTTAAACAGTCTGAAATATACTTAAATGATTGTTTCTTTTATGTAATCGCTTTTAATAGCGTTTGGTTAATTACTCGCAATAGTAACAGTAAAAGGTATTATCTAGGGTAAATCATACAAGTAATAAAAAAATGTCAGGGCGAGTTTGCGTGCGTGCGTGCGTGCAAGGTATTATATAAGGGTATGACGTGCAAGGTAACTTGAAACGTCAATCGTTAGCCTTTGGTTATCTGTTACAGGTAATAGGGTTGGCTAGTGCCACCGGGGGGTACTGGGTACTTGTATGCAATGTCGCCATATTTTTGGTGAAATTAGTTAGTTGTACAACTTATGGTGCAACCCTTTGGGATAGCGTGGGGGGATATGGTGTATTTCCCCGGAGGTTCTACTCCGATTGTACTGATCAATTCCTATTCTGTCAACAAAATAATTATTTTCTTGACGTAAATAGCCTAAGTCACTATTATTAAAGTAACAAAAGGTCAACTAAAGCACATGCAACCAAGTATTATCTGAAAAATTAGTGTATTTGGCTTTATTTCTTTGATTTTTTGTCTAATTTAACAAGGAAATTCCATGTATGAAGCATTTGTACTCGTCTGTTTGCTAGGAAAACCGACTATTGACACTAATTGTGAGCAATTACACGATCTTAGAGGCCCCTACGCCACACATGACCAGTGTTTAACACGAGTTTACGAGATACAATCTGAACTACCTTTGTATTATTCCCACATGGAAGCACGAGCATACCGTTGTGACAAATCTACTACCGAAACAGAGAAGCAAAGAACGTGAAATAAGTCCTCAACAAGAGGAGTTTCTCGAAAATCTCTTTGAAAATGGTGGCAATGTAACTGATGCAGCCCTCAAAGCAGGATATGCGAAGGGATCAGTGACGTGGCTACGCAATAGTTTAGCAGATGAGATAATCAGACGCACACAAAACGTGCTGTCTATGAACGCATTTAAGGCTGCAACACGCCTTGTAACAACAATAGACAACCCAGTGCCTGAAAGAGGAGACGATCTACGCTTCAGGGCTGCAGAATCGCTTTTAAACAGGGTCGGACTGGGTAAACAAGAGACAACCAACGTAAATGTGCAGGCTGTGCATGGCATTGTACTACTTCCACCGAAAAAAGGGGTGACTATTGATGGCTAATCCATTTGTATATTTAGCTAGAGCAGCACTTTTACCGGGAGTTCTTGATTTAAAGTCAAGCACAAAAAAAGAAACACCTAAATTGAAGTTTCCAAAACATATTTTAGACAGAAATCCAAAAAGATTTAAACCAAAAGTATACGCAAAGGGTTCAGGTACACGAAAAGTAAATGAATAACGATGCACCGAAGCGTGGTCGACCAAAGAAAGACCCTAACGCTCCCAAACAAAGATATAACTATTCCTCTGCAATAAAAGCTCGTAAGCAAACACAACGTAGACTTACTGAAGCAAAGAAACGAGCAGCAAAGGTAACAAAGCAAGCAGAAAGTAAAAGACGCTATGCCAGAAAACTCGAAGAAAAAATCACGAAAGTCGACAAAGCACTCAATCAAGACACGACTGCTGTTATCGATAAAACGGATCTGCAAGAGTTGCCAGACGTTGTTGAGCAACTGGTGGATGGGCGTGAAATTATTTTTCAGCCAAACGAAGGTCCTCAAGAAGAGTTTCTTTCCTCAAGTGAAAGAGATGTTCTGTACGGTGGCTCAGCAGGTGGGGGAAAAAGCTTTGCACTTCTCGCAGACCCTCTTAGGTATTGCCACAATAGCAATCATCGTGGGCTTCTTCTTAGGCGTACTCTGGATGAGCTAACAGAGCTTATTGACAAGTCACGTCAACTCTATCCCAAAGCTTTCCCCGGTGCAAAGTTCAGGGAATCAAAGTCAACGTGGCACTTTCCGTCAGGTGCAACAATTTGGTTTACGTATCTTGACAAAGACAAAGACGTAACACGATTTCAGGGTCAGTCGTTTAACTGGATAGGCATTGATGAGATAACCCAATATCCCTCGCCTTACGTTTGGGATTATCTCCGTTCACGACTAAGAGCAACTGATCCTGAACTGCAAAGTAATCTGTACATGCGTTGTACAGCGAACCCCGGAGGAGTCGGTGGTTGGTGGGTCAAAAAGATGTACATCGATCCATCTGAACACAACACAACTTTTCCTGCAGTAGATATTGAAACAGGTAAACCTTTCTTGTGGCCCAAAGGTCACGAAAAGGAAGGTGAGCCACTCTTTTATCGTAGGTTCATCCCTGCACGTTTGACCGACAATCCATACTTGTTGGCTGATGGACAATACGAAGCGATGTTAAGATCACTACCTGAAGTCGAGCGTAAGCGACTTCTTGAGGGTGACTGGGAAGTGACAGAGGGTGCAGCCTTCCCTGAATTTAGTAGGAGTAAACATGTTACACCGAGTTTCGAGCTTCCACCGAATTTCCCCAGAATACGTGCCGCTGACTATGGGTATGCGAGTCCTTCTTGTGTCCTGTGGGGTGCTATTGACTGGGATAACAATATATGGGTTTATCGTGAACTGTACGTAAAACAGTTGACAGCAGAGCAACTGGCAGATAGAATACTACAAGTAGAACAAGAAGATCCGACACCACACTATACTGTACTAGACTCATCATGTTGGAACAAGACAGGGTTCGGCCCATCAATAGCAGAGACGATGATGAGATGTGGTGTACGTTGGATGCCATCAGACAGAAACAGACTGCAAGGTAAAATGGAAGTACATCGTAGGCTTGCAGATGATCCAAGAACAGACGAACCTAGATTACGAATATTTCCGAACTGTGTCAATCTTATCAAACAGCTATCAGGCATACCTCTTAGCAAAACAAATGCAGAAGATGTGGACACAAAGGCAGAGGATCACGCATACGATGCTCTGCGATATATGTTAATGACAAGGATGACAGGATATGTGTCGATTCATAAAACGCTTGGTGGTATTAAGAATCAAGTCTATCAAATGCAAGATCAAACATTTGGGTATTAAATAAATGGCATTAGAGTTTACTCCAGAATTTGAACAAGCACTTTCTCAACAACAAGGTGTGAGATCGGACAAGATCGCAAACACACCTTTAAAAAATTTGATTGAGGGTTCAAATAGAAAAGATAAAAAAACGTTTATAAGTGTTCTTAGTAAAGGAGACTTATTAAATAATACTCTTCGTGAAATAAATGAAGATCCAAAAATAAAAGAAAAGTTTGGTAGATTCTTTGAGCAACAAGGAAAAAATAAAAAAACATCTAGTGCAGCCAACAATGTTTTAGGAGCATTTCAACCTTTTTTTGAAGAATCAGGTTATCTTGGCCCTAAAGGTAGAAATCCTGCGAGGGTGCTTTTATCAGACGTTATAGGTGTGAAAGCAACTCAAGAACTTTTCTCAACAGAAACTATAAGAAAAGTACCAAGTCCTTATCCGTTTGATACGTATACCAAATTAAAAGAAGTGGTAACAGGACTGCTAAACAGTAAAGACAAAGCTACTCGTTTAGCAGGAGTTCAGCTTGGTATGCACATTATAGGTGGGTACAGACCATCTGATTTTAAAAATTTAAAAGTTGAAAACATTGATTTTAAAACTGGTATTGTATCAGATTTACTAATAAAAGATAAAGGACAGACAACTACAAAACAAGGTTACTTTCCTAAAATAATAAGAGACATACTATTAAAAGAAGTAGATCCTGAAGGACAAGGATTAGTATTTCCTAAAAACAATGAAACTGTTATAAATGATGCTCTTAAAAAAGCAAATATATCTACAGAATACACTACTGCAGGAAAAGTAAAACAAGGTGTTTTTACACTTGAAGATACTCGTAAATTAAATGAAACACATTTAACAAGTTTAAAGTATGATGAAAAAGATCCAGTAAGACTTGCTGCAACTTTACGTGCTAACAAAACAACAATAGGGCAGTATGTTGCAACAGGAGCAGGGGGTAGGGATATTGAAGAATTGTTTGTTAAAACTTCTTCATCTCACGTAGCTTTCACTGGCACATCTAATCATGCACAATATCTTTCTGATATAGGTGTTAAACCATCAGATACAGTTAAGCGTTATAAAGTAACTAATAAAGTTGTAGACAGATTCCCCTTAGATAGAGTAGCAGATTTTCAAGAAAAATATCCTACTCTCGGATTTATAGGTGGTGATGAAGTAATAACATCTACGCTAAGTGAAGTTAATGAAGGAAACTCTAAACTTTATCAAGATACTGTAGCAACCAAATTACAAACAGCAAAAGATAAAGCTGACATAGAATTTGCAAAAACTGCTAAAGCAGGTGAAGAAGCAAGACAAAAAGCAGCAAATGTAAAAAAACAAGTAAGAGCCGAAGCAAAACAGCAGGATATAGAAAACAGAAAAAGTAAAATAAAAGACGCAAAAAATTTTATATTTAACACTTTAGGTAAACCAATTAAAAGAGGTCTTGTAGGTGCTTTAGGTGTCGAGACTGCTAGACAATTTATTCAAGATCCAGTGGGAACTGGAGCAGCTATGGCAAGCGATCTATTACTCGAAAGAGGACTTGGAACAGGTCCGGGTGCTTTTGCAAGTTTTGCTTTGCAGTCAAGTCGTCTTAATCCTGATCAAGTAGATTCTGGCGAATATACAACTTTGACTGGTGATCAAGAAAACTTGCTACAGAATATGCAAAACGTTGCACAATCAGACACAAATATACAAACTGATGAAACACCTAGACCACAAGCTCTCGACATAATCGAACAGGATACCAATATAGGTAACAAGATGAGTACATTCGGTAGAACACCTGATGTATCTCCGGGGTTCGTCACCCCACCGTCTAAATCAGATTTAGCTGATGAGACACAAAGACAACAAAACTTTATGGGAGTAACATAAAATGCAAAACATGAATCAAGGTGCAGCCTACATTATGGGTTCAGACAAAGTATCAGTTGATGATGCTCAAGGTTCTAACAACCTATACAGAGAGGGTCTTGAGTTTACAATGGAAGTAAATCAAGATGCTTTACAAGTAGACATGCCAAAGAAGCAAACTAAACCTACAGTTGAAGCTTCTTTATTTGCAATGGCTGAACAAAGAGACTACTAATAACACATAGG